CCAATATGGAATTATTCCAGGCGTGGAAATGTAGAAAGCTCTTACAATCTTTTGTGACTCATGCTCTTGAATTTCACAGAGATTAGCGAATGATCTAAATCCCATCCCATACTTCAAACAATGCCTAGCCTTCTTTCCCCAGAAGCGTTCACTGAACTGACCGGAGCCTATAGCAGCAGATCCAGGTTCGTCACTAATAGCCTCATAAGGTTTGTTGAATATAGCTGACGCAGCTATTTTATGGAGGTCTAAATTCCGCTCTATAGCCTCGATGGTCATCTCATCATTGGAGATATTAGCTATGGTAACGTCATGGCTCTGCTTGAGATCCATAGAATATAAGTAGCATCCTTCATCTGGATGCATCATATTCTTAAATCTAGGATCCAAGTTCTGCATATTACCACCGGTACCGAATATAGTTTGGGAAGATGATAGTCTTCCATCGCCGGTACCTACCAGATTGTAAGATCCACGGACTTGATTGTCATCATCTATATTCATTTCTAGATAGGTGTCCTTGAACTTGTTAAGTCTACGGATCTCCAAAATGGTTGCTGCTACCGGTCTTCCAGGTCTGCTCTGAGTTCCACGTGCAAGTCGCTTCAAAGCATCCTTATCAACGGTTGTATTGTGTGTTGTTCGACTCTTATATGGATCTATCCCAAGAACTCCGTAGAAGTATTCCTTGAGTTGTTTGTGACTTCCAGGGTTTATATCGAATCCAACTTGGGTCTTTAGTTTTTGTGTAAGTTCAGCAACAGAAGTATCCACCTCCCGTATTGCCTCATCAATCAACCTTCTATCAATTCCAATACCATGATATTGGAGGAATATGGTGGTATTCGTGAGGGAAATCTTGTTTCTATACATCTTCCACATATCTTGTTCTTTCAATTCTCTCTCTAAAGACTTCCAAACCTCGATACAGACAGCACTATCAAGAGCGTTGTATCTCCAGAAATCCCGGTCATTGCCACCGATCTTTATATATTGCTTCCCTTCGTCTTTGTAGTATGGCTCGTTGGTGTAAATAGATGTGAGGAAGTCTAGTCCTTTTGGAAGGTCTGGGTATAGAATCCCATGAGCAACCATGGTGTCTTCCAAGTTGGCTGGAAGAATGCCGTACTTGCTGTAAAGAAAGTAGTTATCAAAACCGGTAATGTTCTGACCAATTTTCTTTATATCCTTATTCTCCAGAATTTTAGTTATGAGAAGCCAGATATTAGTCTCTTCTTCCAAAGAATATCTATTCTTTAGACCTTCGGAGAAGGCTATACAAATGGATTGCTCTGGAGATGTAGCAAAGGAAATACAGCTAACCTCCCCACGGATAACCTCAATATCAAAAGCTACTTCCTTACAGATTTCAGGGCTTAAACCTGCAAGGAAGTTCATAACCTGGTCGTAGGTAGGTGCAAGGATTAACTCCCTTCTTGGACAGTTTATGAAGGGGGTGACGGACTCTCTTCCAACCTTTTCCAAGTCTGCAATGGTTATGAGTTGGTAGGTGGCAGTTCCACTCATCCTCTTCTCCCTCATTACAGCAGATGGATGGATGGTTGGAATAACCTTCCGACCTGGAAGAAGTGTGGATTCTAATGTTGAACCACGATACTTCAGTATTCCAATCTTCCGTGTGAGTGCGAATAGTGCAATCCCACCAAGAGCCACGATGACGTTGGCAGTGGATCTTTCAAGCTCATCCTTTAAAGAGTCCTCGTAGGCTTTATAGGCTGGAGTCATCTTCACGGATGTGGGAGATAGTTTTAGGAACAAGGAGATATCGTTATTCGCAGGTCTTTCCTTAACAACATTAGTGATGTAGCAGCTAGACCGATTGAGCTTCGCGGCGTTTAGACATTCGTCTAGCATATGACCTGCAGGACCGACGAAGGGTTTGCCGACCTTTTCCTCAAATTGACCTGGGGCTTCTCCAACCAGAGCGATCTTGGCAGAGAGGGAGCCCTCGGAGGGGATTAGGATTCTCATATTTATCTCAAGTTACAGTTTTCTGCTAGATTATGATCTCTAGCATATTCAGCCTGCCTCTTTGTTTTGTAGAGGTTGCTCGGGTCAGTAAAGTATCTAGGAGATAAGAAGCTGAAGTCATAGATAAGACAATCACCTGTGATACCTACTCTTACTAGATGTACTGGATATACATCTTTAGAATTACTGACATACCATCTCAGTGAAGGAAATTTCATAGCATTCCCATTTTTACGAATAAGATTTGTAGTTCGGTGGTTTGCCAGCCACAACTCTCTGCACAAACGCATCCTTATATTGCTGACTATTATCCCAGCCAATCCCAATCATACCAAGGTTTGCAGCTGCAAGAAGGGTGTTACCAGAACCACAGAATGGGACGGCAACTTTTATCTTACTGGATGGATTTGCAAAGGTTTGCAGAATACACTCTATCATTTCGATCGGTCTTTCTGCAGGATGCACTTTGAATTGGGGTGGAACCATGTTGTAGAGGAATGTATTCTTCATCCCTTGCTTGTTGATTTTGGAGTTGGCTTTCCTAGCGTAGAAGAAAGACTCATAACAAGATGCAAGGAGTGTGTCCGGACGGTTGGTCTGACCTTGAGGTTTAACCCAGATTCCGGGTGTTCGACAGACTATAAGACCATGGTTCTCTATAGCTGTCTTTATCATTTCGTAGTATTGTACAGCAAACCAGAGTATTAACCAGCCATCTTCGGAGAGTTTGGTGCTGGCTATGGATAGTAATCTATCTATAAATTCTGAGTAGTCACTCTCCTCAACCTCCTCATAGGTTGTTATGTTTTGCACTCCAGCTGATGTCTGAGATTTTTTGTTGTGAAGAAGGTCTATTCCATAGGGAGGATCAATCTCCAAAATGTTTATAGATTTATCCTCTACAGAAGAAAGACCTTCGAAGGCATCTCCAATGTTGAAGGCTTCCATGAGATCTTTATGGACTTTTGGTATGTAACCAGCCTCGACTCTCTTTCTATTCTCAGATGCCTCTATTATCTTATTAGCTGCTCGGAGGACTTTAATGGCATCTTTATCTGTTTTCACCCTACTCAATGCTTGCTTCATTTCTGGAGATTCCTCCATAGCAGTTGCTAGCATGACATGAGTAGCTATTTGTTGGTGGCTCTTCCCAAGAAGTTTGGCTGTATCTCGAAGGCTGTGACCTGGAGCGCCTGGAGCTTTGGAGACCTTTGGACCTCCGGCTCTAGCCATGTAAAGATCATGGATAGCCTTCTCCAGTTTCCATCTTTCATGAAGGGATAGATCTTTACGATCTATATTCTCCGAAAGTTCCACTTCCTTCTCATCAACTTCAGTAAGGTCTCCTGGGAAGACTCTAGCTGGTATAGTTTCCATGACTAGTCTTTTGCAAGCAGCCAGACGACGACCACCGGCGAGGAGAAGGTATTTACCCCCAGAAAGTTCTTTAACAGCAATAGGCTGGATTAGACCTCTAACCCGAATCTTTTCCGTGAGGTCTTTGATGTCTGCGTAGTCTTCTCTAGCCCTATCCGCTACGATGATGTTGGATATCTTAATGATATCTACTAAGTTGGACATAGTTAAAATCCTTTTTCTTTCAGTGCAGTAAACAATTTAAGCTTCTCCTGAGGGGAGAGCTTGCCTACTAGACTGTCAAGCTTCTTTGCTGGAGGTACTCTTGAAGCTACAGATGCAGATCTTACAGTTGGGATCTGTCTCTGCAGACGTATTTTACCCACGATCTCGGTAAATATATTTCTGTCAAGATCAAGTGGGCTAGGCTTTAGCTTCCTTAAAATCTCTAACACTTAATCCTCTGTTTTTAACCCACAAGAGAAACCTGTGGACGGATGCAAGTTCTTGCTGGCTCACGTCGGGACAGATGTCCTCATACATTCTGTAAAGGAAGAAGATCCAATCAATAGGGTTTGCTATGAAGTCCCCACCGGATAACTTCATGGTAAGGATATTATATATGATTGTCCTTGGATCTTCTTTCATTTCTGCAATCATGGAATCCACGATGGCAGAGAATATAGGGCGAATGAAGCCAGTCGGAATTAGTTTGTTCAAAGCAGATTTCTGCTCTGTGGAAAGCTCCACTGTGAGGCGGGGCTTTAGGTCTGTAAAGTGTGGTTTGTCTTTGTTCATTCTATTTATCCTTTGTTAAACGGTGATAACCAGGGAAGGCAGCGGAAGATTATCTTGTCCAATAAGGACATATTCTTCCACCACCACTTCTGTGGCTCTTTATTATGTATGTAATCAATGAAGGAACGTCGTATCTTCCCACCCTCTAAGTCTGTACCTATAATAGGATCGGGATCGTCTGAATGTAGAGGCTCGGAGAACCAGGGAAATAACTTATCTTTATTTGCCTCTAACCATTCATGCCCCTCCAAACACCAAAATATAGGGGCTTTACCTGTTTTGGCTTCGTGTAGGTATTCTGGTCTTGCCTCTTGGATGAAGCCCATTATACCTCTAAACTTCTTTTTCTTTTTCTTTCTCCAGAACATCAATGTATTATCCTACTTTGCTCTGCTACAAACTTTATATCTCCCACAGAAGCCGGCTGTATTTTGGTTACGCCCACTTGAAGGAAGATATCCATTATGATAGATAACGGATCTTCGTGGTAACCAAGAGAGTTCCATGGCTGTGGAAATAGAATAGACATGCAAAGACCTTTGGCTACGTTTGCAAACATCTGACATTGTTGTTCTGAGTCATCGATCAAAATGGATCCAGGTACTGCAGCAAGATGTTTTACAGGGCTGAAGAGATAATTCCGAAGAAGTTCTCCTTCGCCGGAAAATCCCTGTAGCCATTCTAACTTCCCTTGTAAAGCAGATGGATTTCGTGGAGGGGAAGAACAGAATACTACACCTCCATAACCTTTCAGAAGTTTATAAAAGTCCTGTGCCCATGGGTATGGTTCTAGTGTAGACCAGAACATAGAACCTTCACTGTATATTTTGCTCCAGAAAGTGCCAGAGGAGACACCAAGGACTTGGTGAATTTCCTTCTTATCTGGAGGCCAGGTTGTTGGGTCGTATTCTTTATCGAAGAGTTTGAAAGCTCCTCCAACGAAGTCTGCAAGGACACCATCCATATCGAGGTAGAATAGAAGGCTCATCTGTTGCCCTCCAAATGCTTGTAAGCGCGGTCAAGCCAAACGCTTACTTCAGTGTCAAAGGCTGAATAATTGAAGTCACACCTTACTGAAGTGCGCATTCTGATAACTAACTGATAGCCCTCCTTCAGCAACTCCTCCGCTGTCGGGACTGGTGTGGGTGGGAGCTTGTCAATCACCCACATTTCAACTTTATGGAGTTGACCTCCCACACGACAGAGTTTTTCAGCCTCTTCTAAATCAACCTCATCCCCAATATTGTAATCCTCCATTAGTCTTGCGCCTCCGGTTTTGTGTATTCTTCTAATTCTTCTATAATACTTTTGCCAGAAGCTAATAATGGCTCTCCATCTTCGCCTCTTGCTACCACCCAGTCAACTCCTATTCCCTCTACTCTCTTATTGCAATAGGAGTCTCTCCCAAAGTTGCCCCCACAAAAGCCGTATAGAATAGTACCTATTCTAATCACTGTGTTACTCCTTTCTAAATATGGAATCATAAGATTCATTTTTCCAGCACCCCCACTTTATTCTCGTCCAGTTTCCAATCTCCGCACCAGTCATCCATGAATACAACTGGATAACCCTGCGTGGTAGGGGCGTGTCTTCTACAACGTCCTACTTTCCGTGGTGTCTCATTCACCACTTTCTTCTTCTCGCACACAAACTGGCAAGTAGAACAAACCCTGTTTGTGGAGCGGTCTGACCAATTATCCTTGCTCATCGGATTTCTCCTTTCTATTTTAACCAATCCCTATGGTCAATTATTGACCATAGCATTTGAAGGTTGCCGGGGTTTGAACCCGGAAGCATCCACTATTCCGTGCTAGGAAATAGTTATGCCAACCTACCATCTCCGAATTACGGAAGTAGCACCTTCCGAACTGTGTTACGGAGACCATCCTCAGTTTCACGGAGACCAAGAAGGACACTTGCGGAGTGACCCTGTGCGGAGTCAATGTCTACAGAGTCTCCTTCCATGTTCACACCGAACGCCGTGCAGAATTCCGTGATCTTCCAGCGGGATTCATTCGCCTGCTTCGGTGTGTCTTCTGGCTTTGGAATCCACAGCGTGTAGAATACACTCATGGAGTTTGCAACTGTGGGGACTTCCAAAATGACTTGAAGACGAGGGGAAGACTGCTTCCCAGAATCTTCATAAGTCATTCTTGAAATCACTGCCTCGTACTGCCCTTCAGGGAGGGCTTCTGGTTTGACTGCGTCGACCAGACCTTGGACTTTAACGAAACTCATTCGTTACTCCTTTTTTGTTTGGTTTGTTTGGTTTGTTGTATCACTATTGGTTTTCAATAGTTCCTTCATTAAAGGTTTATCCTCGTAAGGATAACCTGCTTTCTTCAGAAGTTCTTTGAAGTCTGGTACCTCCACTGCTTTGAAAAGACCATCCGCACCCATCCGGGTTCTTGCCTTGTAGTAGCCATCATTCCTCGTGAGGAGTTCATATTTAGCGTTGTCTCCACCTCCTTGGATACGAAGGACGTAGACCTCACTAAATAGCCCAGGAATCCAGAACTTTACACGACCAGGTGTGTACATATAAGCACTGGCAACCCCAGTAACATCATTCCGTATGATTTCGATGTGAGATGTTAGAACAACATGGCAAGGCAGACCCATTAAACTATCAACAATTTCCCTTAGAGTATCACTCCACTTCTGCCAGTCATTGGAGACAGAAGACAGAAGAGCTATAGAGAAGGTGGTGAAACTATCTATGAAGTAAGTTCCAATGTTGTTGAAGAAGCCCTCTCTTTCATATGTAGACATGAGAGTAGTCCATTTGTTGAAGAGGTCTCCAGGTCTTCCTCGCCACTTCCTGTACTCGAAGGAATTGTCTACAATAATTCTTCCTTCACTTATTCCTCTCCTTAAAGTTTGTTCTCCGTGAGGGTCGAACATATGGCAGAGGACTGGAGCTGGGCAAGTGTCTGCAAAGCGGGTCTTTCCAGTTCCAAATTCTCCTTGGAGAAGGGTTGTAACCTTGTCCTTCTTCAGGTCAGCGTCATATATGGATTGTATGCGCTGGAGTTCTACTAACGGCACAAGTGGCATGGATTTTTTCCTTATGTTTATAACTTTATAACTTCTTTTGCTGTTTCTTCCTTCTCCCTCGGATCCCAGTAATGGATCTTGTAACCTGGAGGTGGGGTTGGCTCCTTTGGATCTATATGTCTAAGTGGTTCGGGCCAGGCAACACAGAATTCAAGGAACTCACAGCCACCATAGTTTCCACAGGATGTAGGACACATATGGAAAGTATTGTAAATATCTGGATTGTTGGTCTCCACCTGTGTCTGGAATCTTTCAAGGTCTACATAGATCCTTGTAACTGTGTCTGTTACTAGTTTATACCAAGCTCTCATAGACTCTCTAGACCTTGTAACGTAGATCCTTCGTACTTGTACCTTTGTGGGGTTGAATACAAGAGCATTCACTATCACTCCTTGTACGTCCTCCGGTGGGAACATACAGTAAAGGAGGTGGGTGTAAGAACCTATCTGTACAGATGTAGACCACTGGTTCTGCCAGATATTGGAGAGCTTACTAGCAGTTTTATGCTCAACTCCCCAAATCCGTCCGTCCTTTGTTCTTACAATTCCATCCATGCGACCATGAAGACTTATTGGATCAGCGTTTCCAATCATCCCAGAGTTAATAAGAGGTGCACGGAAAGACACTTCCACATGGAGGGTTTCAAAGTCGTCTTGGCTGTAATTCTCTACATACATAGGAAGAATTTCAGACACTGCATCAATAGATTTTCCTGGAGCCACGATGAGAAGATTTCCAAAGAAGGACTTGTATGAGTCCAAGAATCTATTGAAAGCCTCTTCCAAAGAGACTGAATTGTACCCCTTACTTTTCATTGGAGGATAGTGGATAAAGACTTCCTCCTCAACTCTATGAGGGTTGTTCTTCACAACAGATATGTATGTATTGCTTCCCATTCTAAACCGCATGAGAGGCTCCATACCTGCATGGACGGATGTTCCAAAGTCCAGGTGTGGACTAGCAATGTCCTTTGTCCATCCAAGAACGTGCCTATACCAGAAGTATCTCGGGCAAGTTAGGTAGTCTTGGATCTTAGAACTATCCGTCAAAAGGATTTTATCTTGTGTTGTGTAGTCCATAGGTGTTATCCTTTATTTTTAGGATCAAAGTGCTTCCCTACAATGGCTGCAACCACAAGAATGATAACTAGTAGGATCAAATCCAGGATGTTCATTTGCTCTCCATTTATATTAAGTAGTTGTGAAGTCCACATCCTTCCTTCCAGGATGTAACTTCTTTTGTTTCGGGATCATACATCATTATCAATCGATCTCCTTGAGTAGGGGATGTATTTGTGAGTTGGTAGAAGTCAAAAATCTCCACAGATGTATCGCTTTCTTTAAAACCATAATCATTTATGAGAAAGAGTTTATAATCTTTTATAAGTTTTACAAGTCCGAGATACAAATCTGTGCTTATGGGGATACGAAGTCTCCAGTTTTCTGGAGTGAGAAGGTCTGTATTTCCATCCGTGTATTCATGAAATACAGGGTGATGTATCCAGGAGAGTTCTCCTCTGAAATCAATAGCTAAATATGTAACAACCAATGGAACCATGGTGGCTTCTATCACAAGTTCAGAAATGTGGAAGCCCTCTGGAGCTATGAGGATTTTACTCATATTTGTTTAGATCCAGAAGGATGTGTTTCTCTGTCTGTTTTGCAAACAGATTTGTCTGGAGAAGTTTGTGGAGGTTCTTCCTTTGTAGATCCGCATTGTATCTTACAAGCCACCGTACCCGCTGGTAAAGTGCTTGGAATTCCTCCATTTCTTTCTGGAGTTCTCGCTCCTTCAGAAAGATTTCCTCCGTGCTTGGAAGTAATAAAGGCATTTTCTTCCTCCAAAAAGTTAGCTATTGCGTCTGGAAAGGATCTCACCAATGTACCACCTTTAAAATCTTGGTCGTAAGTAAAGTGCGCTCCACCGATTCCACGGAGCTGCTTTATTACTAAATCTAATGGCAGATTATTTCTTAGGCAAATGGATATGAGTCTCCCAATGCACTCAAATAGATCTTGATTATGTTTAGGACCGAATAAGAATACCTCCTTGATAACAGCACTCTCACTGTTTATAACAGCAATACAGGAGTGATTATCAATGGAAATCTTATATGAACGTCCGTTGTAGTATCTAGGTCGGGGTTTCATAGGTTTTCCGTTGTTTTCACTAAAAGCTTCCTTTTATACAAGGGTTTTGTTCTGCAATGCTGAACAGCTGACTTGTGTCAGGTCTATTTCCAACCAGGTTAATCGGAATTGTCTGAAATGCCCAGCCATCTACAATGTATAGGTTAACTCTGACTCTCTCTGGTTCTGAGGACAAAAAGCCTCTGAGGGAGTGTGTTCTTCGTAAAGGTTTAGACAACACAAGTTTGTCGGAATCCTCAAAGATTGCAATCTCATAAAAGAAGTGTAGACTCATCTCACCACACTTAACATCCTTTCGCACTTTGTTTCTCCCTTTGTTTAAACTCTGGACATTCCCCTTCCTTTGAGTATCCTTTATAGGGACATTTCCAAGGATGGATGAAGAGAGCACAACTCTTGTGCTGGATAAATGTACTTGAAGAGATGTACCATTGGCATAGCTTCCTACCTCTTTCCCCGACCACCACCCGCTTTATCATTTGTGGTTCAGAACCAAATTTACTTGGTCTCACTTACATCACCTCCTTTCGTTGGTTCGAGCAGGGCAAGGGCGGTACGGATAAGATTGATTGCTGCAAGTGCATGATCTGGATCGGTTGCACCTATGTCTTGCAAGGTATGTAGAGCAACCTCACACGCCTCCACCAGCTTCGGGTGGACGTTGTGCTCACGAAAGCCTATTGCCACAAAGTCTCTTACACTTTCATAGGCAATCAACTTCCCTTGTTCCCTATCTATCCTTAACCTAATATCAAATGTTAGGTCTGGAGTTTGAAGCAACGAGTGGATTTCTACTTGGCTCTTCTTAATCTCTTGATCACAAAAAGCTACTACATCCCCTGAGTTCATTGTTCCTCCTGTTTAGCTTCCCATTCCTTCTGAGCGTCCAAGCAGGCTTGGCAACGGATAAAATCATGAGGATTAGGGATTTTTACTATTTCTCCAAACACCCTACACATCCATCCCCGTAATATATCGGGTGAAAAACAAACTTGCCTTTGACACTCCCCGCAGTGTATTCCGTCATCGTCACAGACGATCTTGTCTGTGGTGTAGAACTCACTCATTGGAGATTCCCTTCACTTTCAAGATTGCTCTTGCGCAGACGATAGCGGGAGCATGTTTAGTTCTACCAGTAGGCATTGACTCGGAAATCCAACTTTCATAGTCATCCCACTCATCTTCTGTTGTCAACAGTTTCTCTTCCGCTTCCCAAATAAGGTTGTGGTCGAGAGGTGGTGGGACAATAGGAATACCAGTCGCAGCATCCCACCCCATCAACTCCAGCAACCGAATGTGAACCTGTCTGTCATCCAGCATCTTTAGCTCCTATCAGCTTGTCCAGCAGGGCTTTGAGACGGCAGTCTTTTTTATGTCCCTTATGGTTTGATGCTCCACAACAAGGACAATAACAATAATAGAAATAATCACCAGTGGAACTCCATTCGACCATCTCCAGCACCTCGATGAGCTCCTGTCGCAGCTTGTCATCCATTGTGGTTCACCTTCCATCCATTAAGTAACTAATCACTTGGTTGTGAGTAATCCCATATTTCTCAGGGATTGCGAAGAAGGCTTCTTCTGTGTAAAGTGGAAACTTATCCATCATCGCATGATCAGCATTCTCAGCCTTCATGCCTTCAATCTCTGCATAGGCTGAACATATTTGAGCAAGGATGAGAATCCTGCGATCTTCAATGGTCATGGTTGTTTCCTCCGAGTCTGCATGTAATTATCAATAGCTGCTCTCACGTCTAAGAATGCACCATCTTGGCTTGTTTCGTGCAATCTCCAACCTCGTCCAGTTGTGGATTTTCGTAAGATCACCTTGCCAGTATATTCACATTTGTCTGTAAGGTTTTGGAGAAAATCTAATCTTTCTTTGTCTGTGGGCATCTTTTTTCCTTTCAGTTTCCCCGCCAGTGCGCTGAAAGCAACAGTTGAGAGTATTCACTTTGCATACGAGATAGCTCCTCGTCAGCGCACCGGCAGGGTTTGGGTTGTTACTGTTTCATGTGTTGGTTACGTTCTTCAACAAATCGTTCAGCTTGTTCTGCGTGATCTCTATTAAAGCCAAAATCACGATTCCAATCTTTCTCCTCTGCCTCTTCTTTAATACGTCTTGAGGTGCATGAACAGACAAACCATGGGTTTCCGCATACTGGGCAAGTCTCCATCTTCCTTCTCCTTTGTTTGTTAAAGTTTGTGGGGACGGCAGGATTCGAACCTGCAAAATGGTTAGTCTGTTTCGTATGCATCCTTCGCAGACCTCCATGCGTCTTCCCATTCCGCCACGTCCCCGAGTTATCTATTTCCTTGGACACAAATGTACATCCATAGATTTAAAGGAAGGAGGCTAGATTTAACCAGCCTCCTTCCATTCTTGAACAGGAAGTTATTACTCCCCACTATCCAGCTTCGCGAAGAACGCAGCTCTTTCTTCTTCTGACATTCCCTTCAGAAGTCTCATTGCTGCTTCCTGCGTGGTAACCGTGACGCGGTCACGCTTCGTGCCAAGTTTGTAGTTAGACATATAAGTGGCAATTTCTCCAGGGGTGCTTCCACCCTCTGCCATTGTCCTGGCTACATTCTGCAACGCTACAGTTGCTCCGGCGACGAATTGCTGGTGGACAACATTGTCTCCATGCTTATCAATCGCATCAAGAGCGTCAGTGCCAAGATCGTATTCGAACTCGATCTTGATTGGTTCTGGAAGTGAGATAAACTCCTTCCCGTCCTTTTTCCGAGTTGCCTTGCACGTGATCTTCATGTGCTTTTCTCCATAGTTTTTAGAATTGTTTGCACGGACTCTGTTTCTTCTGTAATAGAGGATTCCGTGCCCTCCTCAAGAAGTGTCTTTATAAGAATGGATTTTCCACTGCCCCTTCTATTAAAGCTGTTGGAGAATCCTACATTCTTCAGGAATTCCATAGCATCACTAGTGGTCTCAAAACTCTGAAAGCCTTTGTCTTTAAGAAGATTAGCAAAGTCTGCAATGGCTCTTCTCACAAGGGAGCCTCTGCTAGGTGGAAAGGGGTTTCCCAATCTACTAGCTTTGGTGTAAAAGTCTGCGATTGTTGCTACGTCTCTAAGATCGCAACGGAGTTCTACAACCGCTGTGTTGCTGGATAGGTTCATTTTTCTATGGTTTCCTGCTGGAGTTGGTTAGATAAAACCAATTTTAATGTACACTACAATATAATATATTGGATCTAAGGATGCAATGTAATTGTATGTACATTACATAATGGATTTATCAAGATAGATACAGCAGATCAAACCCTCTGTCTCGAAGTTCTCCTATAAGGGATAGAATTTTCTGCCGAAGTTCGTCTACTACAGCAGCTTCTATGTCGGGGTCACTATACGTGACATATAGATCCTCAAGACGCCAGAGGTGTCCAGAGCCTTCTGTATCATCTAAATTGGTGAAGTTCACCAGCTCATCAAGGACTTCTTCCCCGAGAGCTGTAATGAAGTCTTGCTCACTCAAAGTGAAACAGCTTTCGCTTTCACCGACAAGCTTGTTTCTTTCAAGAGCGATTTTCATCGTCTGTTCCTTTCAGGTTCGAAGATTACTGGATTGCAAAGTGGAGCAACTTTATCAAGTGGTACTCCGCTTTGTACTATTACGAGGGAAATAGGTTGTGTTCTGTCAAAGGGGAATTCTGCCACCAACTTAGATGCAATCAAACGAAAGGTTGCGTGGATCTTTTTCTCCAAATCCTGCCCGTTGAAGAACTTGGCGGATATGTTGAAGTTGTGGATGATGGTTTTCTGTATTCCCTGAGAAAATTCCAAGTTTACAATCATGGATTTTCCTTCATCCCTTTGGTCAATAATTGACCATAGGGATATAAATCTGGTTCGACAAGGTTGTAGACCTTCGGTATGAGGATTTTTCGTATCCACTGCGCCCTAGCCTTGTATTGTGTATGAAGACAAAAGTGGAAATGAGTTGCAGCGCAAGAACTAAATCCTAGCTTTCTATATATACAGACGCCGCAACAGACTGGAACTCTAGTATTAGCCATTCTATTAGATGCTTTACATAGTGGACAGGCTTCTCCTTTCCACCAACTCTTCTGTCTGTCTCCACCTCTCCAAAGATCGTATTTCCTGGCCGTTCTCTCCAGCAAATGTGCCCAGTAATGGGCTTCTTTGAGAGTCATGGTATTACCTATCTATTATCTTCAGTATTTCTGGTGGTAGATCACCTTTCATAACAGCAGCCTGAAGTTGCTCCCTTTCTTTTTTGGCTGCAATTTTGTGACCCTGTAGATGTATTGATCTGTTAAGGTTTTCCAAGCGTCTTCTTTCACCTGGATACTTGAACTTGTTTTTCTTCATAGAGATATCTCCTTATTCAACCCAAGAACTTGGAATTTCTGCCATTCTTTTATGGCTTCTTGGATGGTTGTATTGACAAACACCTCTATCTTCCCACAGCACTCCACGAAGTACTCGTGAGATACATCGGAGGAGAAAGCACTTACGTTGAGATACCACCGTGTGCTTGCTTTCTCTAACCCCATATTCACCTTCAGTTTCCCTCCGAGCTCCCTACCTATAAAGATAGGGAGCTCCTTGCTTGGTTGGAGGATTTCTACTGGAAGTGGGATGCACGTTGTGAACTTGCTATGCATCTCTGGATTTAGCCCCCGAGATTGCTGCGAGGGTTTCTGCAGCACCGGACAGAATAATGTTTCTCAAATTGATCGTTGCTCGAGCCAAAGCTTCAGGTTTCGGATTTACTACCATCTCCAAAGCAATGAGATGTGCTATGGAACAGGCTATAACTGAAGATATCCTGTTGGCAGTTATCCGAAGTGGATCTGAAGCATCTACAACAGGTGGAAAGAGGTCGTGCATAACCATCGTTCCACCGAGAGGCATATCTACAGACATTGTTCTTGGAGTGTCTCCTGGGGGGATTATCGATCCAATCATTTCTGTAAATACAGAAAATGGTCTGAGAATATTGTCTGTTGCCTTGTCCAGATTATGTCTGATATCTTCTTCAGACAGCTTCATTTCTGGAGGAACTCTGGATCCACCTCCATCATCGTGAAAGGTGAAGCTCTCGTCTGAAGTCGGAGAAGTGTTGTTTTCTTCAGGCATCTTCCTTCTCCTTCTTGTTGGGAGCCCCTGTGATGACTACAGTAATAGTGTCCGGTCTATCCGCTCCCATCACCAATTTGGGAAGGTATATAGTGAGGTTCTCACCTTCATACCGGACTGAATGTTTGCAGTGTTTCACAACCTGCAATGTTTCCTTGTATTCCATAGGAATACCCCTTCTTACAATTTTATAGTGGACTTCAACTGCCACTATTCAGTTGTTTGTATGTTTCTGGGGTTGGGAATTGAAATTGAAGGTTCTCCTTCCTTTGAAGTTCCTTCATCTTCCTCCAAGCCTTCCTGCCTGGATGTTTCTTCCTTTTCGGAATGAGAAATTCCGAATTGTGGAAGCAGTTCCGGCAATAGTATGCTTTCCACCGATTACCCTTCTCATCCTGGCGAAAGCCAAGAACAGGGGTTATTTCCGAAGAAGAGCACTTCGGACAGGTCTGTTCATTTTTAGGCATTATGCCTCCTTTGTGTTTGTGTTTATGGTTCTTCTTCTTTTCTAGTGGTCGGAGCAAAATGCTCTCGTTCCCACTTTCTATAGTTCAATTCCACGATCCTTCTTTCTAATCCATCCTCATCTTTACAATGAGGTGGATACCGGAGTCTACCCGCTGGTTTACTCCTTGTGTCCCCCAATGCAACGGAGTCCCCACCTCCTGGAAATGGAGAAAAGCGTTTGTACAAAGTTTATTCCTCCTCTTCAAATGGGAAGTCATTGTAGACCAATGCCTCGTGTGCAGTCTCCTCAGGAGACATACCTTCTTCGAAGGAGTCTGCATACCTATAGTCTGCCAAGTCCAAACTTGACATACCACAGATCCGGATAAGTTCCCTATCCACCTTTGCGTGCCACTTCACGAAGGCTTCTGCCTCCTTTCCTTCCCAGCCGTCAGCATGGGCTTGCTCAAGGGAATACATAGTATTCCTCCTTTCTATTTAAACATCCAACAACATTGGTTGTAATAACATCCCTTTGACTTATTATTGACCAAAGGGATATAAACCTCTTTTATATATCCGACTTCCGATGTACATTTGTAGGCTTTGTAGCTATACCTGTAGGTGCCCTCCGACGATGAGGTGTATGTACAAGCCGCCAAAGGGATGTATGTAGATATGTATGTGTATATATATGAATGTGTAGATATGTCTGTCTATATATGAATGTGTGTGTATGTGTATATATATGAATACAAGTGTATTTATATATAGATCCCTTTAGTTTTTATTTTTTCTCTAACTTATAATGTACATATATACATATACGCATATACGTTTTCATGTCCCTTTGTCCGCACACACATACACCTCACCTCCTGATAGCACCTACAACCATAGCTACAAAACCTACAAATGTACATTATAATAAAGAACAGGGAAAGAATAAGGATTAGACGCCACCCCTGCATCTAATCCTTATGGTGTTCTTAATTACTTAACCTCTTTGGGCATAATAACAGTAATAACTGCTTGAGTGCCCCAGAATCTTTGAAGTTCCTCTCTAATCATATCCGCAAATGCCTCTTTCTGGTCATCACGGATATCACTAAAGACTGTGAAATCTACATTGATTGAAAACTTCATATGTTCTCCTGTTTTTACTTAAACTTCCAAGACTTCAGGCAAATCGAGATAAGATGATGCTGATCTTTCTCGACATCATGGATGTTGATTATCCTAAGATATGGTTCCTGAACTTCTCCAGACGGCTGGATTACAGGAATTTCCATATCACTTAAACCCTTTGACTCGAGGAACTCAGAGAGTTTAATACTTAATTCTTTGTAGGTCATGGTTCTCCTTTGTGTTTTCAGTAGGAGCAGGGGATAGACTCCCCTGCCCCTCTGTATATTTTACTTAGCGTTCACTTCCTGCATGAACGCCGCCCTTTGCTCCGGTGTCAGGGACTTCAAGTAGTCCCTTGCACTGGTTTTCGGATCTTTTTCGACCGTGATCTTGGTCGAGACGAACTCCTGCACGTCCACCACAAAGTCCCGTTGCATGGTTTTAGCCGCAAGTAACTTCCGTAGGACTTTGTTACAAAGTTTCACTTGTAACGACTCGGACGCTAGTTGTTTTATCGTCCGAGGTGTACAGTTATCGAAGTTGTAAGTAACACTGTACACGTGGTCAGGCTTGTCGGCGGCTTCCTTGACCGTTGCGTTTTCAATACGGATTGCGTCCGTCTTGTACTTCTCTGGATCCTGTATAACCTTTACAGTGTGGGGAAACTTGCCCTCGACCCAGAGGGTCGCCGTTCCGGTTGCTTTGTAGCTTGACATTAGTCACCTCCATTATGGATTGTGTGTGTTTAAAAGAGCCAAGTCTTACAATCTGTGCATTTGCACAGATCCGCTTGCATTTACATATTGTACATGCAAACCTAGTGCCAACAATCCCAAGTCCTTAAAAAACAATGGTTTACAAACATCGTGCATAAAATATATACAAATTTCCTGCCAATTTGTCATACATAAAACATACACAACCTGCCAAAATGGCAGGCATACCACAACCCATTGTATATATCCCACCTTGGATATACCACCGGTTGTGCATTGCCCCTGCCAAGCCTGCCAAATTGGCAGCTGTCATGAATAAAATATATACAAATTGTATATGGATTATATACAGGTACATAAATGTATATAAAATATACACAAGGACAGCATTTGTATATAAAAGGCATACACGGCAATCCTCTGCACGAACAAGCACTGTGCAAATGTGCAGGTACTTGCGATCTTTCCCAAGCCTATCAATCCTTGGCTTGTCGAGGTTTTCTAGTCAAGCCAACAGATTTTAGGCACAACGAAGGATGGCGCTTGGGGGGTTGTTAGATTTAGATGTAGGGTACCCGTGCATCTACATCATTTTCCATCCCATCTTTATGTACATATATGTACAAAGTACATAGATGTTATTACAGAGGGGATGTTATTACAGAGGGGATTATATCCCTTTGTATTATTATTGACCAAAGGGATGTGTTTTCTGAAGGAGTGTTATAGGAGAATAACAGAATAATTATAGGCACTCGGAATGTACATACAATTACCTTGTATTGATAGACAAATTGTATTATATTGAAGGCATATATTCGTAGATTATATGGTACAATTAGTTGGCACAAACACAGAAAAATCATCTTTTCTCTTTTGTTGGAGATGAACAGTTAACCAGTAAGGAGGCTCTGAAGAAATCTTTGCTGGGGAATCTAGACTGTGATGACAATCGTATGATTGGGTCTTCAAATTCATACGATATCTGTCATATCTGGGATAACCACCAGGAAATTATTCGCCGGATTGTTCTCGGACAGAAAAATGTAGATATCGCAAGGGATATGAACTGCACTGAGGCTACGGTTTCTAATGTTCGGAACCACCCTATTATTCGGAAGAGGATAGAATTTCTCCAAGCCATGGCTAACAACGCTGTTGTGGATGTGCAGAAAAGGATATTGGAGGTGGCTGCGGAGGCTCAGGTTGTTCTTGAAGATATTATGAATAACCAAGCCTCCGCGCCAAAACTTCGTGCAGATGTTGCCTTCGGTCTTCTGGATAGAGCTGGTTATGGCCCGGTGAAGAATCTCAATGTACGGAAGCAAACTGTTCCATGTGATCAGAATTACATGCAGAATTTGAAGAATAAAACTTTGGAGGAGCAAAGACTCCTCCGGAGAAATTCTACAGTTGTAGATGTAGAAACTGTACAGAATCAGGCGCAGGCAGTGGATAGTTTTGTGGAGGTGGAAAGTGAATAAGTTCACTATTAAAACTCATTTCAAGGATACAGAATTGAACTGCCGATGCGGTTGTGGAAAGACAGTAACGGATGTTCTTCTTCTTCGCCTGGAATGCCTTCGATCCATGCTTGGTATTCCACTAACTATAAACTCCGGAGCTCGTTGTCATGCGTGGAACGAAACATCTGGAGGCGCTCGTGGGTCTAAACACTTGGATGGAATAGCTGTGGATATAGCATGTTCATCGGATAGTATTCGCAATCAGATTCTTGAGATGGCTCCGCACCTGGGTTTCTTCGGGATAGGGCTAGCCAAGAATTACATCCACTTAGATCTTCGGGCAGAATTTGATAGAGCTGCTTGGTTTTACTAGAAATATAATCCCTTTGGTGTATTATTGACCATAGGGATTTTAACAGTGAGTCGGATAAAGCATCCCGGCTCTATTAAGTAAGGGAAGATAAAATGTTACATTATCGATTTGGACTCTGCCTACAGACCATCAACATCCCTACAATAACCCTTGCGGGGGGAGTTGCTGTCAATTATGACTTAGATCTCCGAAACAAAGAATTCTCTGGCTTTATGAGCTTATGTCTTGAGACCACTGCAAAGGATGATGCCACCGGTTTGGATAAAGTGGTTGTAACTGTTACACCATTGGTAAGGAATGTAGCAGACACTGCTTGGCTTGTACCAGAAAATACAGCAGCTCTTACACTTGAAGACGATGTGGATATGAGTGAGGTGACTCCGACACCACTGTGCGGTGCATGGAGTGTGAACAAGCTTTTCGAACTCTCGGGTGATGCAAACAAGTTCATGATGGCAGAAGGACTTCGCTTCACCTTTGATGAGTTTGGTGGAACAAACGGTAAGTTTGTAGGAAAGATACTCCTTCGATGAGCCAAGGACTTATAAGAAAACCTCACGGGATTGTGAGATCAGCTTCAGGGAGGTGGGGTTCATATATGGGTGGAAGCCTATATCTGTCCTCTCCAGGAGATGTCCCTGGCTTGACTCTCAGCCTTGATAGTGAAAATGTAACTCTGGTTAGTGGAGCAGTTGATAAATGGAGTGATCTATCCGGTAATGCTTATCATGCACAAGCTACAGCCGCTGCTAATAGACCAGCTTACAATGCATTTCAGTTGAATGAACATCCTGTTTTAACCTTTAATGGCTCTGATGATTATCTTAAATGTCCGAGAATGACAGGAAAGTTTGCTAATGGTTATTCTTTCTACATTGTAGCAAGAGCAGATGATGGCAGACCTGTTGCTCATCAATCTTTATTTGGTGCATTTGATAATGTTCTGAGGGATAGTTATTTTTACTGTCTGGTAAGATACATCACAACTGCTGGTGATCTTGTCTTGGGTGTTTATGAGAACAATGTAGCTTATTCAAAAATAATCAACAACTTCGCAGATGGTCAAACAGCTTGGTTCATTGCTTCTGTGAGAGTAACACCAGGAGCAACATTAGTAGGTGCTTTCAATGGAGTAGATGCAGCGGCGGTTGATATATCTGGATTGACTTGGGCAAACATTGCTTCAAATGCAAATACTGAAACTATAAACATTGGGGCGAGAACAATAACAGGAGTTGAAGGTGATCTTCCATATGATGGAGATATGGCTTGTCTGCATATCTACAACCGTCCTCTCAACGCAGATGAGAATACTCGAATGATAAACTATCTCAAAGCGAGGTACGCATTAACATGAAAGAGTATGCTTTTATATACACTTCTAAGGCTAAACAGGCTGGTGTTCCTGCTGATGTAGCAAGTGTACCTCTTTGTGCGGCGAGAGATAAAGAGGAAAAGGTGATTGCCTACTTAGGGCTCTTGTGGGAGTGTCAGATTCCGGTTGCACAGAAGGCTGCAATTAAAGCAGAGATTGAAAGAAAACCTGTTTTTCGCTTTGTCAGTGAACCAGTAGACTCAGAAAAAGTTGATCATTGGTTGGGTGAGAAGGGTTATCAAAGAGTGTTGGCAAAAGAAGATATCGGAGAGATAAAGCCATGAAGATAAACCTATACAAACCCGACGGTTGGACAGCGATCCACTTCATGATGGGTCTTGGGGTGGCTCTGATTGTGAGATCACTTAAAGGAAGTCGCTGGATGGCATTCGGGATTGCTTTAATGTTTTGTACTGGATGGGAGATGCTTGACGCTCTCTATGCAGGTCAGTGGATCTTCGATCCAAGGGGAGCAGATTTAATTGATATAGTGGTCGGTGCACTCGGTGCAGCGATTGCGGTAACGATAACAGATTAGAGAAGCAGAGATGAACAACTCTCACAATACTGCTGTGATAGTGACCAAGCTGCGCTCACTTGAAAAGCTTATGGACGAACGCAAGGTATATTTAGATAAAGCTCTCGACCTTCAGGCAAAGGAATATGAGCGACGGTTAAGAGATTTGAACCACGAGGCAAGTCGTCTGGATAGTATGCAGCATACATATCTATTGCAAAGTACTTATAACACAAAAATGGAAGGGGTAGATGAGTCTATATCAGCATTAAAGATAGCTCATGCAAACCTTCAAGGGAGGTTGCTGATCGCTGGTAGCTTTGTCTTAGCAGCAATATCTGTTTTGACAGCCTTTATCACAAGTATCTTATTTAAATAAAGCTTAAACAGAAAGAAGGAGAAAGAGATGAGTCCCTATCTCGAAAAGATTCTCGTCACCTTAGACGAGACAAAGGCTGACTGGAGAGAGTTGTTTAACCCACCTTTCTCTGTCAAGGAAGTTTTAGAGCTCTTGAAAGACCTGATACAAGTCGCTGAGTCTGTCATCACATCACCTGGCTCTGGTGAAGACAAGCATGCTGTGGTGAAGGAAGCCTTCTTGTATCTGGATGAGCAGTATCAGCTTGTGGACAAGATGGATGATGCAATAAAGCTGCCTTTCTATCTCGAACCCTTCGATGGGAAGCTGATCCGTGCAGCGATTGATCTTCTCATCGTGGCTATGGTGAAGGTGTTCAATGCAACCATTTGGAAGTAGATGAAGTGTGCAAATCTCAATCTGCGGATTCTTCAAGGATCCAATTTTGAAGGGATTTTTACCGTTCGGGATGCGGGCGGAAACCCTGTAGATCTTACTGGATATGAGGCTCGATTGCAGGCGAGGGAGCTTACTAATCTAAGTACTGTTTTGTTTAGATGGCTTAGTATTATATATGATCCTGGTGGATTAGAAGCTCTTGTGGACCCAGTCCTCACAATGGGTGGAGCTGCAGGAACGATCTCTGTTCTTGTTATTGGGGCTGTAACAGCTGCCTATTCCTTCACCATTGGATCCTATGACCTGGAAGTTTATGATGTTTCTGGCAATGTATATAGGGTTTGCCAGGGCTACGTTGAATTGAGTAAAGAGGTAACAAGATAATGGCAGGTCCTTCCATTTACAGAGTTGACTTTCGGGAAGTTGTGTTCTCTGGAAGTGTTGGCTCCATGCAAGAACCATCCGGACTCGTTGCAGTTGCAGAGATAGATGGTGTGCGGTTCCGTTGGGATTATGCTTATATAATTCCATACTATTACCAGATCCGGTACCAGGTAGAAACTGATGGATGGGGAAACTGGATAAATCTTGGTGGGGCTGTCACGGACTTCAGAGGTCTCACTCTTGCCGAGAAGAATGCTCATAATACAGGAGTGAACCTTGCCAATATACAGGCACAGCTTAGAATAACTGATGGAGCTGGACATTATAGTGTTGCAACGCTGAGTGCAAATGCCGATGCACTTCGTGGAAACATTTTATCTGGTGATATTGTTGATGGGAATATCACCACTGCAAAAGTGGCAGATGCTGGAATTACTGCAGATAAGATATTAAACAGTGCAGTCACTGGATCTAAGATCCTTCCAGGTACCATCACCGGACCGAAGTTGCAGGATGGAACAGTCGGCACTACACAGTTATCAAATGACAGCGTAGATGGATACAAGCTTGCAAATCTTGCAGTAAGTGAAGGTAAGATTGCAAATCTTGCTGTGACGGCTGGAAAACTGGCTGCGAATGCAGTGGAAACTGCAAAAATAAAAGACCTTAATGTTACTAATGCGAAGATTGAGGCTGGAAGTGGAACTACTGGAATTCAGGTTGCCAAACTTCATACAGATACAACTGCAAGAATGTTCGAAAGTGCTGGAAGGGCAAAGCTGGATGCTGTTCTTCCGGTTACAATAAATAATCTCGATGCGACGGATAAAATCCTTATTAGTGGAGTTCACGATAACATTGGAACCAACAAAGCTGCCATCAAAACATCTCTTCTTCTTAATCTTGTGGAGAATCTCACTGCAGAAAATCAATGCTCTGCAGGTATAACATCCGCCATAACCACTGCCAAGCAACTTGTTCTCTACACGAATATCCTTGCGAAGATCAATGCAAGTGCTGAAGCAACCAAGATTCAAGAAACTGCCATTGATAAAGTTCTTGGCGTGCAAGTTTATAATAGTGCAAAAACATTGGCATTATTCAATGCCGCTGGGAATGTTATAACCGGTATTGAAAGCGGTGCTGTTGTTCTCACGCCTGCGATGATTCATAGGGCTATGACTGTTACTGGTGGTGGGAGGTCTAGAAAATTAGACTTGGCTGATATTGACAACGGTAATCTCGACAATATAAATGATGGCGCTACCTATGGAAAGACCACCCTTGCACAGGCGATTGCAGCTGGATATGCAGTGGCTGGTTTGCATACCACCGGTGCTAATAAGGTTGGTTCTTATTATTCCGTATCCGGTCTTACCAAAACCCCTCTACAAATCGAGAATAGATGTGATGCAAGAAGGATTGTCTGGGCTGAGCAGAAAACTGGCACGGGAACTTTTGATTTTGATGTAATCACGTATGCTCCGGGTGCACCTGGTTGGGAAACACAGAGAGTCATTAGATTGATTTTCCAGAAGGGAGATGCCACTGTATACTACAAGACACTTGCAAAGTCTGATTTGTGGACTGGGAAGATCCGTATTTTGGTCTATGATGATGCTGGGTCTTTGATAGTTACTGGGACAGGCACGACTCTTAATAATGCTGCCTACAATCCTTTCGAGGCAAGTGCTGATATTGGGACGGCTGGTTTTGTAGAACATGATATTTACGATATTGCTATTCAGCTTTACGCCGAAGGTCCTGCTGAAGATTCTTTCATGAAAGGTGGTGTGGCTAGTGTTTCCGTCTGATAGATATGTAGAAGAACTCCAGAACGATGCCACTTTCCAGGAGGTAATGGTTGAACTTTCTAATAATACTGGTCTATGGTGTAGAATAGTATTCCCTAGAAGGTTCAAACGAAGTTTTAGTAAGTACCATGAAATGCTCTTTGAAGCGTTGGACGATCGAAGTATCAAGAAATTATTGGTGATTGCACACCGTGACTTTGGGAAGACATCTATATTACAACTTGGATATGCTTCTAAAGAGATTCTATTTGACTATGCGTCTTTTGTAGTGCCTATAAGTTGTAGTGCCACCCATGCTATTATGCAGTCGGAAAATTTGAAGAAGGCTATTGTATCCAACGATTTTATACGGAAGCATTGGGGCGAATTAAGACCAGAGGAAAGGGAAGCTTGGTTTTCTAAGAACCTTTGGACTATGAAATTACAAGGAGCGGAGCAAGAAAAGATCATAGTTCCAAGAGGTTCTTTACAACAACTTCGTGGATTGATTTATGGAGACAGCCGTCCAAACCTTATATTAGTTGATGACTTGGAAGATCCACAGAAATTGTTGTCGGAGGAAATGCGTGATAAGCAGAGAAAGTGGTTCTTTGGATCTATGGAGAACATCGTAGATATTGCAGAAGAAGATTGGCGTACTATTGTTATGGGAACCCTCGTTCACTTGGATTGTTTATTGGCGAGACTTCGTGAAGATAAAGATAATTGGACAACTGTAAATCTTCCACTCTGTGATAGATCTTACCACACTCTCTGGCCTGAACGGTTTAGTCAGGAAAAGGTGGATGGAATGATAGCTGGCGCTCGAGCGCAGAAGCAGTTCGGTTTATGGTGTATGGAGTATATGAACGAAATTGTGCCGGGTGATGATCAGAGTTTCCATGAAGATATGTTTGTAAGGTATGATCCAAATGTTATAAATCTCAACGACCATAATATAGCGGAGAATTTGGTAATTGTAGACCCTGCAAAAACAGCAGAGTTGAGAAGTGCAGATAGTGGAATGGTCGCCGTTGGTGTTGGATTGAAAGAGAACTTGTTTTTTGTTCGCGAAGCGAAGGGTGAGAAGTATGAACCTGCTCAATTGATAGATGAAACCTTTGCTATGGCTATTAGGAATAGGGCAAGAATTATAGCTATTGAAGTTACTGGAATTGAAAATTGGATAAAGCATCCCTTCATGGATATGGCGGAGAAGAAGGGATATAAATTCCACTTCATTTGGCTTAAAGCCAAAGGGAAGAAGGAATTTAGAGTTCGACAGTTACTACCATATTATAGCAGACAGCATTTTAGGCATTCTCCTCTTTGTGCAGCTCTCGAACAGCAACTTCTAGCATTTCCATACTCCCAACTCTGGGACATAATGGATGCTCTTGCATATTTACCATCCATTCTGGAAGACTTTGAGGTGTACTTTCAATATTATGGTGGTGATGAAAGTAAGCAGTTGGAGGAGGAAATTAAAGAAATTCTTCGGATGGATAAAGAGGAAGAAGAGTTGGACGAAGAAGAAGGATGGCGGATCTTAAAATGATCCCTTTGTCTTATTTTAGACCATAGCATTTAACAGTGTGGAAAATGGGAAACGGCTATAAATATACAAGTCCAGAAAATTGGGCGAGTGATAAAGGGGATATGTATTCCCAGAATTATCACTATAAATACCATGATAATCTGGATTTGAAGCCTGGAAGTGAACTCCATGAAAGGATTGTTCGCCACGTCATGGAGAGGGCTCAAGCTTCGTACGATGTTATATCTAAAAAATTCAGTACATTTGAGCAGATGGATCGTGTTGTGACTGCATATATTCCGGCGGATGAATCTACAGACACGAAGGATGTTGGTGAAGACACAGACAAAACTGTTAAAACTGTTATAGTTCCTGTTTCCTATGCAATTTTGGAGACTATGCTCTCCCAAGTGGTGACTGCATTTCTAGATCTTCCTATGATGAGATATGCCGGAGAAGGTGATAAAGCTATCGTAAAAGCTGCTTTAATGGAGAAGGTTGTTGAAAGACAGTGCGTACTGAATAAGATTGGTCTTCCAATACATACAGCTGGAAGAGATAGCTTGCTGTATGGCTTTGGTCCTGTGGTTCCTAGCTGGATGATAAGAACTGGAAAGCGTGTGGTGACATATGAAGAGCCAACTGGATTAGGGGAAACCTTCGATATTTATAGTGCTCTTGGGTTGGAACCAGAAGCTGCACCAACTGGGAAGTTGGGACGTCGTCTTGAGGAAGGAACCCTTTGGGAAGGCAACGAATTAACAGCGATAGATCCATATCTTTACCTTCCGGATGTTAGTGTTGGAATAGAAGAACCCAATAAAGGTGAGAGGGTTGGCTGGATTGGGAGGGAAAATTTGGTTTCTCTTCGGCAGGAAGAAACTCAAAAGGATTCAGATCTTATAAACATTAAGTATCTCCAACACTATCCAGCCCGTGGTGTATCAACTTCTAGTATTATTCTGAACGATAGATATAAAAGGGACGAAAAACACGGAATCACTGAAGAAGACCATGCGACAACGGTGGATACTAACTTTGATGTAGTGTATTCTTTCCAGAGACTCATTCCGAAGTACTGGAATCTTGGTTCTGGCACGAAACCAGAGATATGGATGTTTGCAGTTGCCTGCGATTGTGTTCTAATAAAGGCAAAACCACTAGAATTCCCGTATGATTCTGAGATTCCGGTGAAGGTGTTGGCTCCAGAATTCGATGGACATAGTATTCTGCCTACAAGTAGGATAGAAATCAATTATGGGATGCAAGACACGGTGGATTTCCTGTATAGTTCTCATATGGAGAACGTGAAGAGGGCTATAAATGATATGCTTATTTATGATCCATCTGTTCTTGTAAGTTCTGACATCCTCAAGCCTGGTGCTGGCAAGAGAATCCGAATGAGAAGGAGTGCTTGGGGTATAAAGGATGCACGATCGTCTATATTTCAAGTGCCTGCACAGGACTTTACGAGGAATCACTTATCGGATGCTATGCTTTCTGTGGATTTAATGTATAGAGCCACGCCGGCGTCGGAGACTAGGCAGGGAAATATCAGAAAACAAGGTGAAAGAGTATCCGCTGCTGAGGTGCAGTCTACACAAATGGGTTCTTTTACAAGGATAGACCGGTCAATAAAGATAGCATCCATGCAAGTTATGCAGGATCTTGCACGATTATTCTGCTGGTCGACCCAGTGGAGGATGTCCCAGAGTGTTTGGGTGAGTCTCACTGGAAGATATGAGAAGCAACTGCGGGCTGAATATGGTGAAGAAACAACTGGTATGAATGTTCAGCCGGCGGATTTAGTGGCTGATATAATGGCTATACCACACAGTTTACCATCTTCCTATATAGACAATCCGAAGTGGTGGATAGAATTGAGTAAGATGGCTTTTACGCAGCCGGAATTGGTTCGAAAACTTAGTAGTGTACGTATCTGGCTGCATCTGGCTAGAACCCTCGGTGCAAGAAATGCAGATGAATTCCAAAGAACCGAGCTGGAAACGCAGGTTGTGGATGATGAGACGGCTATGCTGGAAGCTCAGAGGGGAAATATAAAACCATTACCGGGGTCGTAATGTTTGTAGTAATAAGTCTTGTCGTATTGGCTCTTGCGATTTGTGTTTTGAGCTATCTTCTTTGGAAACAGAAACCAGCCTTGGAATTTATAAAGGTGGGGTCTCCAAAAGTGGAAGATGATAATAACGGAAATAAACCAGTCTTGGTTTATACAACTTCAGAATCCGACACTGATGAGGATACATCCCTTGACCCAGGCGAACTCCTGGCACTCTTTGATAGCCCTGGCTGGAAGTTTTATATGAGGGAGATGTTTGGAGTTGTCGGAACATTACGGAATTCTTTAGAATTTGAGTGTGATGAGTCCACAGCTGAAGGGAGACGGAAAGCCCTCTTTACAAGAGGTCAGTTGACTGCGTTCCGGGCTATGATAGCATGGGCTGCCACCATAAAAGATGAGATAGATGTAGAAGAATCAATAAAGGAAGGATCCGTGAGTGAAAGGGTCCTAGCAAACAGAAGAACCAAATAAGGAGAAGTTTAATGGGAAGTGATCTCGCAAGCTCTATGGCTGAGGATTTGAACCCTAATTTGGGCAAAGATCAGCAAACGAGCGATAAAGGTCAGGCTGCGGAGAAGTCCGAAGGTGGGGAGGTTGAGAAAGAAGAAACTGTCGGTAGTGGATCTTCCACTGTCGATGAAATGTTGTCCCTTGGTGAGGAGGATAAAACCGATGAGGACGAGTCTGAAGATTCTACAGAGGACAAGTCAGAAGTCATTCAGGAAGCTGAGGACAAAGACAAGACCGACGAGCAGCACAAGACCGATGAGACAAGATCTTCCGAGTTTACGCCGGATGTTCTTGCAGAGCTTAGTGAAGTAGCAGCAAGGATTGGGTGGGGACAAGCGGTTGAGAAGCCAACTGTAGAAGGTAAGAAGGAAGATAAAGCTCCTGCCGGGAAGGGTGTGGAGGAGTCAGGTGGTGGTAGTCAAGGAATCGCAGAAATTGATTTCTTCAAGGATATTCCTGCAGATGCAGAAATAGATCGGAAGGCAATCAATAAATCCCTTAACATGGCTGTCCAGAGTCAGGCTGAGCTTATGTTGAAGCAGGTTCCGGGTATGATTTCTGGAGCTGTCCAGTACCAGCTTGGAATGATGATGCTTGTGAATAAGTTTTATTCGGACAATCCAGACTTGGATTCTGTGACTCGATCTGATGGAAGTAAGGTTAGCCTTCGTCCGTTGGTTGGACAGATTGCTCAAGAGCTGGCTGCTTCTAAGCCAGAGTTGGCAAATGACCCTGTAAAATTGTACGAAGCAACAGCCGTGAGAATGCGGGAGAAATTCGGCATTCGTAAGAATGTAGCTGCAAGACCACAGGGTGCTAATTTTAGGGGTACACCACCCAGACAAGATGGACCTCGCGTAGGTGGAGGTCCTAGAAAGTTATCTACACGCCAGGATGATTTGGAATACTCCAGAAAAACTGGGCGTAGATATTAACTGACAATCAGGAGGAGTTAGAAAATGAGTTTCGAAAATCAAGCGCTCAATCAGAGTGTGGACGCAGTTCCAAACAAGATTATACACCCTGTGGTAACTACATCTCTTAAGGTGTATGAACAGGTTGTGTATGTTAGTACTGTCGATGCGCATGTTACGATCACGATGCCTCCAGTGGCGGAAGCCGCAGGTAGGATTTATTCCATCATGTGCATTTTGAGAACTGGTTCTTATGATGTTACCATCACAGATTACAAGGACGACACTGGCAATGCCACTAAAGCCCATGGTGATCTTGGTAATGCAAACCTTGTTCTCAATGCAGCTAACGAGCATGTAATTCTGTATTCCGACGGCGTTGCTTGGCATCTGCTCAACAATGTCACCAACATTAGTTAAGGAGGTGCTGATATGAGCCGAGCAGGAATGTTTATGAGAGAACCCTTTGGGCTCTCTATTCAGGGTGATAATTGGATGTTAAAGGGTAAATCCCTTTATGCCAATAATATCATCGCCCCGACGCCTGGTAAAATTTACTATGTGTCTGTGGCAACAGGTGCGGATACGTACCTTGGTACGTCTTGGAAGAAACCTTACAAGACCATTGCAAAAGCAATAACCATGGTGAACACTGGAGGTTTTAGCAATAATCTGATTATTGTGGCTCCAGGAACGTATCCAGAAAGCCTCACACCACCGACGGTGGGCTGTATGATCCTTGGGGTAGGGAGTTTTGGCAGTGTTGCACAGCCACTGATATCACCAGCTGCTGGGGATCCAGTAGTTGGAGCTGTTAGTAAACTAGCGTTGATAAACCTCAGGTTTCAATCTAACGCTGTAAATACTAACTGTTTGAATTTAACTACAGTTCAGGATATGCTTGTTGAGAACTGTACATTCATCTCCAACAATGCCACAACTGGTGGGAATGCGATCGATGTAGAGACATCGATGTATGATAGTGTTATCAAGGGTTGTTACTTTACTACTTTAGAGGCTGGAACTCCATTCCTTAAGGGGATCTATATCACTAAAGCAGCTAGAAACCTAATCATTGGTAACATTATTACTGGTTTAAAGGTCAATGCCACTGCTAGAGGTATTCATATAGTGGCTTCTACCGGCCCTGCTTATTTAGATAACATTATCAAGGATAATATTATCTATATTGGGGCAGCTGGGGAAGGTATCACTGATGCCGATTCTATGTCTCTAATTATAGGGAATAGAATAATGACGGTGGCTGGTACTAGCATGACAGCAGCTGCAGGTTCTATGATAGATAATAAGTGGCATAATGCAACAGCATGTGTTACTGTATTTGCTGAGACCTAGCAGCGAACGGTTTTTCTTTTGAAAATAAGAGAAGGAGTTTGAAATGAGCGTAACTGCTCCGTTTTTAGGTATGCAAACAACGGGAGGATGGGAGGCTAATCAGCCTCTTGAATCCTACAGGGAAGAAATTCTCTTCCTTGATCCTAATGGGACTGCCCCGCTGCTTGGTATGCTGAGTAAAATGGGTGCTGGAAAACCACTGAATAGTGGTGCATACCATTGGTATACTCAGGTAATGCCAGAGCAGGGCGGTACTATTACGGATGTTTGCCTGGATAGTGACTTCACAACGTATGTTTCTGGCGCTGTAGCTGGAAGCATTCTGTATGTTCGAGTCACTGCCACACCGGCTACCGGCGTAGCCCAAGTGAGTGAATTCCGTCCGGATCAACTTGTTGTTCTGCGGTATTCACTGGATGATACGGTCGATGTATTGGCTAGAGTTCTTTCGATTGTTGTAAATGGCACGAGTTCCTACGTGGTTGTCAAGCTTGTTGAAGCCGATGACAACTCCGCAAGGGGTTACAACCTAGCGAATGCGGACAAGATGTATGTAGTTGGTTCTTCCCATCAGGAAGGTGGAATGCCACCGACGGGTGTCAACTACGTACCGACCAGGATTTCATCTCATACGATGATTTCCAAGGATACCTGGAAGATTAGTGGTTCTGCGCTGGAGACAGAACTTCGTACAGCTCCCAATAGGGCTGCCATTATTGCACAGAAACGTCAGACGTGCAGAATGCTCCATTTTAATGAGATGGAAGGAGCCTGTTTCTTCAATAAATACGGTGAAGAAACCGCAGGTGATGGTTCGTCCATTTGGAAGTTCATGGGGATCTTCGAGTTTGTGAAGACATATGCATCTTCCAACATTGATAACTTCCGGTACAACGCCGCGTATTCTACATTAAGTTGGACTGAAGGTGGTGAAGACTGGATCAACACGGCTTTGAATGCTAACTTCAAGTACAAAGCACGTGATATGATCACACCACCTGATAGAATCGGCTTCACCGGATTGGATGGTCTCCAGGCTCTCAACAACCTTGCCCTAGCAGCTGGACAGCCAAGGCTTGAGCCGAAGCAGAAGGCTTGGGGTATCCAAG